AGATAGACCATCAGATACGACTTCAATCTTATCATATCTTCTATTTGTATAAACCAGATCCGCCCATTGTCTAACAGTAATACCGTTAGCATATCTAAGAGCAGCATCAATATAAGGTCTTAATGATGCAGTATTTCCAGGGTTCAACAGGAAGTTCATGTTTGTCTCTGCAAGAGAAACAAATATTCTTACGTCATCCTGCAATGCTATTCCAAGATTCGGAGATTGTCTAAGCATTTCAACACGAAAACCATTCTTTCCTGGAACTTTACTTCTGCCAGAAGCAGATAATTGCCTTAAAACAGAAGAAACTTGAGAATAAGTTATTGTTTGGTTTTTGTATAAGAATCTTGCTCCAACTGCTGCTGCAAAAACTCCCTCAGCAACGTCACCCATGTTTGCTCTAACATTCGGTTTATCCACCGAACCAATTGTTATTGTCCTATTCAAACCGACGCACTCTAGTTCAATTTCATAGGAAAGTCTTTCATTAGCAACTCTACCTGTAGATGCTAATTGAGCAAATTCATTTATTGCTGCTTTATTTTGCGGTATATTTTTAATTCTAACAGAAGATGGACTATATCCAGTTCTAGCAACAGCAGTTCCTCTAGTCATCGATGCACTTAGAGTTTCTACCGTGGCACCAACATACTTTGCTAGTCCTCCACCAGTTGTACTATTTAAAGATGCCATCTATAAAATCTTTTCAATTATTTATTGGCAAAATTGAAGTTTACGACAAACCTACCAAATTGATTAGTACATGTTGTACCAGTATGTTTGATTTGACTATCAAATACGACTAGTCTATTAGCGACACTCTCAACATACGCACCAGTTTCAAACTTAGTATATCCATCATTATCATTAATATAAAAGACAGCAGTCTTTGCATCTCGATATGGATGATCTGTATGATATCCATGCTCAATGATATTATTAGTTCTTACAGTTAAATTTGCTTTGATCTGAATTAACCTCTTAACTTCTAGTATTTCAATAAAAGGATATATGGCATCAAACTGCATTCCTTTATGGGGTTGATTACCTTCACCATGAAGAAGAGAATAAAACAAATATGAGAATTGATAATTGTCTAAAGGATTGCACAGAGTTTTTTCATCGATTCCTTTTGAATTCTGCCCCTCATCATATTCAAGAACATTGCAAAGAAACCAAGGAAAGTTAGTTCCTGTCATTCTTTTATAGAAGTCCTCAAAAACTTTGTCTGGCAAAAAATTATCAATAATTTTCATAGTTGTATTCCATAATGGAGTTAAGCGGACTCGAACCGCTGACATCCTGCTTGCAAAGCAGGCGCTCTACCAACTGAGCTATAACCCCTCAAGGTAGTCCTTTTCATTTTGATAAGGGACTACTTTACCAGTGTATATTTTCCATCCCTCATGAAGTTCAGGAACTAACCACTGATCAACCCGATAACAATATTTCCAGTTAACGGGTTGAATGCAGTTCATTATAACTACTGTCCAAAATGCTGTCAAGTAGTTAATAATCGTATACATCAAAGATCGCCTTCGGCACGGTTCTCAGAGTAGTATACATCAAAGGCACCACCAGGATAACGTTTCTCAAGTTTCTTGACATTACGTGCAATCACTTCATCGAAAGAAACTTCAAGTGCCATACATGCTTGAGCAGCATACCACATCAGATCACCGAGTTCAATGATCATGTGTTCACGATTATCTTCATTGAATGGTTTACCTTGAAAGATCATCTTCTTTACAATCTCAAGGAACTCTCCACCTTCGGCATTGATTCCAACACCAGCAGTAAGAAGTCGTTCAATATTTGCACCCTTCTCATCCAGTTCTACCAGACGATCGGAAAGAGCAACAAAATCAGTAGATGCATCGGAGGTGACAGCATCTACAAATTTTTCGTAACGTTCAAAGTCAATTTTAGTCATTAGAATTTAAATCCGTCGAATGATTTCTTGGGTTTCTCCTCGTAATTATACTCCTCTTCCTGCCCAGAGTCAAGGATATCATTCTGTGCAGTTTGCTCACAATCATACAGACGCATCTTTGCACGGTCAATACCGACAATGAATCTCCTATTGACTGCCAAATCGTTATATCGATTCTTCAACTGCTTCACCATTATCTGACCAAGTTGTTCAAGTTCCTCAGTGCTAATAAGGGCAAACATAAGATCAGCAGTAGCAGGGAGACCAAAGGACTCAGAAGTGTCAGTAAGGTCAACGTCACTGCTACCATAACCAGAACGAGTGGTCTGGGTGGCAGATACGATAGGGACCTCGGCTTCGACAGCCAACCCTCTAAGCTCCTCTGCAATAGACTTAACATAGCTATATGAATTGATAGAACCGCCCTGGCGATATCTGCTGGAAGCACATATATTAAGGTAATCAATGAAAATAATATCAGGTCTAAATGACTTCTTAAGTGCAAGTTCATTAAGAAGTGCTTTAAAGTGTCCACTGTGTGCAGATGCTGTAGGATATTCTTTAATTATAAGAGTTCCTTGAGTTTTTTTGCTTAGATTAGTTACCTTGTTTTCAAACGTAGACTTAGGCAGTTCAGTTATATCTTGAATGGGAACATTTAGAAGGTTTGCATCAATACGTTCAGCAATTTTCTCCTCTGCCATCTCCATAGTAATGTAAAGGACGTTACGTCCGTTAAGCAAAATGGAGCTAGCCATATGACACATGAAAAGAGACTTACCAACACCTGTCCCAGCAAGAGCGACATTAAGAGTCTTGTTAGGAAGACCGCCTTTCGTAATTTTGTTAAAATATTCGAGATCAAACGGGATCTTGTCTTCTGTTTTGTGATAGGACTCGAATCGTTCTTCAAAGTCTTGTAAGTAGTCATGACCAATATGATTATCAAAAGATACTGCTAGTGCATCAGAAAGAATTGATGGAATAGCATCCCTATTTTTCTTTTCGTCCTTACCATCAGCAATGCCAATCGCTTCCATCAGTGCCAAATAAATGGCACGATCGCGACACCACTTTTCAGTAGTGTCTAACAACCATTGCTTTTCAACAGGGGAATCATCAAGAGATGAGGTAATCTCCCTAGACTCTTTTACCTCAGATTCAGTAAGATCTGTTCGGTTTTCCAGTTCAATCTTTAGTGCTTCAATAGTAATAGCACCACCATACTTAACGATGAACTGAGTAATCTCTTCAAAAATAACTTTTTCAGATCTCTGATCAAAATAATCAGGTTCAATAAAAGGAATTACTTTGCGAGAATACTCTTCGTCAAACACCAGATTGCGTAGAATAGTAGTCTCAATTCTTTCCATCATTAATTACAAATATCGTACAGAGAATGATATGCTCATTCGAGTTTTGTTCTCTTTAAAAGGAGTTACCATATGAATAAGGTAACCAGGAAATAATACCAGAAGACCTGCTTTGGGATATAAATGATACCAAGAACAGTTTTGTGTTTGAGGATAAGGAACAAGACCTATCCTCTTTCCATAAGAAGGATCTAGTAAAGCTAAAGATCCTCCTGGATCATCCAGATCTCCATTTGCAATGTTATCTCCTAGGGGTAGTTTATCATCATCATAAGAAGTTATCAACTTCCCATCAATTAGATAATCTGCAGGATAATACACTCCTGCAATACAATCCATACCATGAGTATGAGGATTATTAATATCCCCAGGACTACTTACATTTGCCCACAATTGATATGTTTGCAGTACTGCTCGTTCGTTACTGGGACCCCCCTCAAGAGTAACACTATCCATAAAACCATGATTAGCAGTATATAACCTTACCTGCTTATCAATAAGTTGTTTTATGGATTGAAAACTAGAATACTTTTCTTCTAAAGAATTCTGACTATGCCATCCTCCAAAATTACTGCGAACAATTCCTTTTCGATCTTTCTTCTGCTCCTCTAAGATATCATTGACAATACTGCGATTTAATTGGGAAACAGTTTCTCCAAAATAATGCAATGATACTGGAGTACCAAAGAGTCTAGGATAAGCAGACTTCATCAGTTAGCACCATAACTGAAAACTTGCTGAGCAATCTCATCAAGTTTTTTCATTACTTCTGGTGTAAAGTATGTTTCGGGATCTTTGAGGATTGCTTTAGCATAGACTTTCTTACCGTCTATTTCATAGCGTCCAGCAACGTTTTTCCATAGACCTCCAAGCTCACCGAGTTCAAGAAGACCATAATATCGATCAAGACCACGCTCATCGTAATAAAGACGCACCGTAACATCTTGATTCTCCTTGCTTAAACGCGACTTAGCAGTCTTTGCCTTGATAAGGTTTCCAACGATTTCTGTTCCATCCTTTTCCTTTTTCTTAGTAAGGTGAATAATTGTGGACGCCGCATATTTAAGACCAGAGCCGCCACCCATCTCTTTGGTTGGAACGTATGCACCGATAACATCGTAAGTGTGGTTAGTAACAATCATTGGAATGTTAGCCTGCCCCAGTTTCAGTGTCAACATCCTGAACGCACCTTTAATAAGTTGAGATTTGGTCATGTCTCGAACTTGTTTGTCGTTGAGTGCGTCAGTGATCTCCTTCTCTGTGGAAAGCATACCAAGAGAGTCTAACACAAACATACAAGGTTTGCGATCCTCTTCAGGTTTTTTTAGGTATAAGTCAACTGCCTTGAGTGCTTTACTGCGGAACTCCTCAACAGTAACAACATTGACAACAACTGTACGACCTAAATCTACCCCGCGACTTGCGAGTAGAGACTTATTAACAGCCGCTTCAGTGTCAAAATATAGACAATAACCATCGGGATTGCTATCAAGGAAATTTTTAACGACAGCGAGGCTGAAGAAAGTTTTGCCAGTGCTAGACTCGCCAGCAATGGCAGTAATCTTATTCCGAGATACACCACCAAATATAGACCCTGAAACAAGTCCGTTAAAAATGTACGAACCTGTATCAACGTATTCTTCACTTTCATCAATATCTGATGCGAGTTGGGTGTATTCATCGCCAATTTCTTTTACAATTTCTTTAAGAAAGTCCATAATCTTTGTTTCTATAGTTCATTTTCCAACACCATATTTTGTCATGGAGTCGTTTAGTTCGATCATCATACCGAAGTGCTTTTAGAAGTAAATCTAATTCTTCGTCAGATATATCATTCAATGACCAATGATTGTTCTTAGATAACAAAACCGAATTTTTCGCGTACAATTTTTTTGTATGGACCGCCAGGATTTTCTTCTCTGACTTCCTTTACAATTTTGAGTTTTTGATAAAGAGAGGTGTCTCCACCCAAACGCAATGCACTAACAATAGTGTCTAGTTCTTTATCATTAATAGGTAGTTCCATCAGCTAAAAAATGCCTCCAAAGTTGCTGTTTTTTCTACTTTCCACCCAATAGCATCAAGAATTGCTTTGAGTGGTTCTACAAAACTCTTCTGGAATTGTAGTTCATAATCAATGTATTTGTCAAGATTGAGTTCCTTAGGAAAATCTTGAATAAAGGAAACTACATTCTCTTGAATAATGTTTGGTTTCTTCAGATACAAAAACTTAATTTTTTCTCCATTACCAATAAGAGAATACTTATTAGTAAGTTTTTTGTCCTTAATATAATAGTTAAAAAGTAGAGCACCTCTAATATGGATTGGTGTCCCTTTAACATAAATGTCAGAATAAGAATGATACTTCAGAACGTTAGATGCAGTCCTGGGGAAAGCAATCTGTTCGGGAGGAAGACTACTAAATTCAGCACGACATTTTTCGATGAAATCAATAACATCGTCTTCAGTAGCATTCATCATCAACTTCAAACCATCTTTAATCATTCGACGGCATGGAGCAGGAGTTGAGGACTTGACAGCCTCAATCCCCATCATTTTTAACTTGGGTTCAGAATACTGAACACCTTCGCTATTCCATACATTGAGAATATATCGCTTCTTCGCAGTCCAAATACCACGTTCAGCAATATTTTCTCGCTTCATTTGCATCTTCTGGTCATACGCCGACACATAATCCGCAAGTTCTTGATATGAACGTTCAATAAAAGGTTCGAATTTCTCCTGGCAGATCTTGTCAAGTATCCCCACAATTGCTGCTTTGTCGCCAGACTTAGCACTAAAAAATTTATCAACAAGAGGTCCGAGATTAAGATAGATCGAATCAGTATCTGATGCGATAACATAATCGTTATCCTTTGTTTGCAAAAGATTATTTAGATATTTGTTCATCTTATTCTCAATCCAACGGATAGAGACTTGACCAGAAAGCGTAATCGCTTCCGCATTGGCCAGTTTGTAGTAACGGAAATATTGATTACCAATAGCACCATATGCAGAGTTGAGTTGAATCTTGCGAGCCATCTGGATGTTGTTACACCGAGAAATCTCCTTCTCAAGTTCTTTAGTTGGAGTCTTTTCATAATCTTGTTTTGCAGCAAGCATTTTCTTCTTGAAGACTGTTCGATCTTTATAGATCTTCTCCATCAATTCAGGAAGAAAACCACGGACATCCTTGCGGTACATTGCACCGTTAGCACAAACCGCACTGTCCTTATACATTTCGAACGTTAGTTCTTCATTAAGTATTTTATCAACTGTTGCTGCTGGGTGCCTGGTATCCCTGAGTGTCTCTGGCGAGATATTGTACTGCATAATAAGGTGAGGATACAGACTGTTAAGGTCAAAAGACACAACCCAGTCATACTTTCCAGGAATCGGTTCTTTGACATATGCCCCAGCGTACTTGGAATCCTTATCCGAACGTTCTTTTGGTGGAATAACGATATCCCTCTTCTTCAGGTAATTATAGATGATGGCATCCCACATCCTAACCTGAAAAAACACATCTACGAAATTTACCTTAGCGTCAAGTGCCATGGTAACAGCAAGTTCAATCAGTTTCATCTTGTCTTCCAAACGGTCAACAAGTTCCACGTCAATGATATTATATTCTACGAACTTTTGCCACCCTTTTGTGTAAAAGTCTTTGAACGTATCAAACTCAGAGTGATCAAGTTTCTTCTGTCCGAGTTCAACACTAGCTATGTAGTCCAGACGATATGATTCTTGGTTAGTATAGGTAAACTTTTTATACAAATCAAGGTAGTCAAGTTGAGTAATACCCCCAACGTCATAGGTAATATGCTCGCGACCCATGATGACAGTTTTATCTTCCGTTACAAGACCCCAAGGAGAGAACCTCTTCTTAAGTTTCTCGCCAAGAACTCTATCCAAGCGACGGCAGATGTACGGAATATCGTACAGTTGAATATTCCATCCAGTCAAAACTTCTGGAGTGTTTTCTTCAACCATCCACCAATTGATGAAATCGTTCAGAAGATCATATTCATTATTGAACTGCTTATAATAATGATTACCTTGCTTTAGTTTGAATGGTCCTTGACCCCAAGTAATAATTTCCTTTGTATTGTAGTCCTGAATAGTAATCAATAGAATTTCTTCTGCAGCAGATTCTACATCTGGGAATCCATTCTCAGACTTAACCTCAATATCAAGAGTTACAAGTTTAATCTTACTCATATCAAACTTGATTTCATCTTCAGAATACTTGTCAGAAATATACTGATAGATATACCTGTCGTTTCCGTAGATTTTGAAATTCTCTACACCTTCATATTTTTTGATAAAATCCCTACATTCTCTCACCGTCCCAGGTCGAATTGATTCAACGCATTCGCCCTGAAGAGTCTTGTACCTAGTTTCTTTTTTAGAGGGCACAAAAAGAGTCGGAGAAAACTTTTCTCGGATCATGAAATGTTTTCCATTTTCATAACCCCTAACGAGAAAATGATCTCCGACCATTTGAACGTTGGTATAAAATCGCATTACGAAATCAAGTTAAAGAAGTCAATTTGAGATACTGGTCGATAATTTCTTGTGTAGGTTCGACCACTGTTAAGATGTCCTCTGAGCGCAATCTCAATTCATCTTGTCCAGAAACTTCTGGCCAAGGAACCAAGTTCCCATCGACATATTCATACGGTTTAATGATCTTGCAGTCGGGTTCTCCCAATTCTACTTCAAGTTCAACAACTTCGCAAATAACGACGTTATCAACCTTCAGCAGGAGTGCTTTGATCGTCTTGTTCGGTGAAGGCATTTAATCGATCCTCATACATTTGTTTAACAGATTCAAGTGGTTCTACAACCGTTACTACCCAATCGGGTTTGATGGGGACTGCTTTGTCTGATGTCAAAAGAATCCATGGAGACATTGTAATCTCAACAGTAGAATCATTCGAATCAAGCATAGGTTCTTCAGTCAGAAGAATGCTTTTTTGTGTAGAAATAGTAAACGGATTGTTCAGAAGATAACCAACGATTTTACCTTCTTCTTCTCCGTAAAGAAGTTCTTTAGCATCGGAGATAACGGTCTCTCCAGACTTCAATAGAATTAATTTTACAGACATTGTTCCTGGTTTCCTTTCAGTATTATAGCAATAAAAAAGAGGGGCGTCAACTGGATTTTGCCAGTTGCCCCTCGGCGTCAGCGACGACGATATTCATTTCTATTTAGGGGGGACTATTAGGGGAATGTGCTCCCAAACATCCCATTGATAAAAAGAGTAAGGGCGGTGCCAATAGTGAGAGTGGCGGCTGTGAGATTCATAAGTCGTCCTCCATGGTACATAATTATATAGCAAAAAGTGTATCATGTTGATACACTTTTGTATCTGATGCATCAGAAATCAGTCAGGATTTACAAATAATCCTTACGTTTGTGATGATCTGGAACGATCTTTGCTAGATCGACTATCAGTAACCCATCTTCAAAAGTAACTGATCTAACTTCCGTTTCGTCACTGAGGGTCCATGATCTTGTGAAACTTCTCTGAGCCATTCCTCTATGTAGATAATTTCGGTCGGACTCAGTATCTGCCTTTTGTCCTTCGACAAAAAGCTTTCCGTCTTGTGTGTAGACATTTACTTCTTCCTTTCTAAATCCTGCGAGTGCTAACTCAAGCCTGGATTCTACGTTACTTACTTGAATTAGATTGTATGGTGGATAATTACTTGCCGTCTCATGTAGGGTTCCTAGACGATCGAAATAATCTTCCATACCTATACTGTATTTATTTATACGATCTAGCAGGGTAGGAATGTCTGCACTATGAAATTTCATTAAGTTAGTCATTTGACTTCTCCTTTAAAAAGCGAGTTTGTGTTGTGTGGTCCCCGAAGGCAACCGTTATTAAAGGATAACACATAAACCTTTAATAAGACAAATCCATATTAAAGGTTTAGATATCCACTACTATTTAAGCACAAATCATAAAAAAACGGGGTAGTAAACCCCGTATTTTTTTATTCGGGTTTCTCGACAGGAATCAAAGAGGTCTCAACATCAATGATTTGAGGCATCATATACTTGATGTCAAGCAGTTTAAAGTCATCACCACGTTTCATACGAACTTGAAATGCTGCTTCAAACAAATCATTAATCTCTTCAATTTTCTTCAAACCTTCCTCACGAACCGCATTCATCTCTTCTGCAGGGATATCTTTGGTGTATCCAACACCAATCCTCATATCCTTTTTAGGATTTGAAATTGATTCAAGAACATCAAAAGCAGCTCTTTTAAAATAAGTGGTATTACCACTTACATTAAAGGGAATGATATCTACACGATTAGTAAGTGTATTCATTTCTTGGCGAACCTTTGAGACGACACTTTTACTATCAACAGATTCGACTGTATTAACAGCACGTTGAGTCTTCAACACCTTTTCAGCAATGTTGGTTACAATCTCTTGTGAAAAAGAATGCGGAATATTGTTGATCCAATCAACACATTTTCCCTGAGTAGGTTCTTGTTCTTGAATGGCAACCCAACGTGCAAGTGCTTTACTAAAATCTCCACGAGTGGCAGACTTACTAGGTGGATGGTTATTGGCACCAAGACCAATCTCATCCCACACATCACTCCAAGTAAAACCTTCCTTCGGTTCTACGACGTTGAATACCCAATACTCCAAACCCATACTAATGATTCCCTCAGTGCGAGTAAACCCATCAAAGAGTTGAAAATTAGTTCCCACAAATGGAGGTTGAGCATCAAGAAGAACTCCGTTGATCTTGATATTATTGGACAAGTCTTGAACGTTTTCTTTATTCGTTCCAAGCTCACGCGCAATATTTACAACTTGCCCCTCAGCATTAGTTCGTTCGATCTGATCGAGTTTGATCTTTTCACGACCAGTGCAAACATAAGTTCGTCCCTTAGGAAGAGGAAGGTCCTTAAACCAATCAACATCAGGACAAGAAGATGCTGTCGGCAGTTTACGAAAATTAGACATAATTAAATAGCAAGTTTGCTTTTAGGTCAGTGGTAGCTTCCGCTTGACTGACTTTCTCATATTATAAGGCATAAAAAAGGGGGGCGTCAAGCCCCCAGTTTTATTCGGTTTCTTCTACTCGCTTCTTTTTAGATCCAATATTGTACTTGGTTTCTAGAATCCAATCCTGCTTGTCTTTATAAGCAAGAACTTTGATTTGATTCAAAGGAGCAATGTCCTGAATCTTAGTAGCGTCTACAATGCCAATAAGACCCCAATCAGCAAGCAGTTGAGCAATGCGGTTGCGGCGTTGAACATCATTGACGGTGAGATTTGCGTGTTTGCCATCTAACGCAAATAATTCTTTGAAGTGTACCAGATAATATCTACCTTGCTTGTGTAGAATATGGCAAGATTGATAAATCTTTTTCTCTTTTCTCGAAGCGACTCCAATACGAGTCAAAGTTTCGCGCACTTTCAAAAAGTCATCGGGTTCATTTAGAACCACTTCTACCATTTGGTCGGGCGTCCACTTCACTTCAGGTTCTCTAACGACGCTCATTTCATCCTCCAGTTTCAAATTTTGATTTAATGAATGCTAATTGTTCTTTTGTTAGAATCCTCAAAGCTTGTTTTGCCTTTTCATTACTATAACCATAGTAACGTTTAACATAATCAAGGTCTTTGATCTTATCTTGTCGGAGCCAGGGAGAAAATCTCTTCTTTTTCCTGAGACTATTTAGAAAAAAATCATATTGCATTTTCTTGGGCAGAAAATGGTACTGATT